ATTAATCAAGAGCGATCTAGCTACAAAAATATATCTAATAGTTCAAGTATTTCTAATGAAGAATACGATATTGTGTTTATCAGTTACAATGAAGTTAACGCAGACAAAAACTATGAAAATTTAATTAAAAGATTTCCTCGTGCAAAACGTGTTCATGGGATAAAAGGAATCCATCAAGCACATATTGAAGCGGCAAAACAGTGTAGTACAGATATGATATGGATTGTAGATGGAGACGCAGTTATAAATGATGATTTTAATTTTGATTATGTGGTGCCAGCTAAGGAAAAAGATCACGTTCATGTTTGGCGATGTGAAAACAAAGTAAAAGGTTTAGAATATGGCTACGGCGGAGTAAAATTATTTCCAAGGATAGCAACAATAGAAATGGATACATCTAAACCGGATATGACTACAAGTATAAGTAGACATTTTAAAGCGGTAAAAGAAGTTTCTAATAGTACCGAGTTTAATACAGACCCGTTTAGTGCTTGGAAAAGTGGCTTTAGAGAATGTTGCAAATTATCAAGCAAAGTTATAGATAGACAAAAGGATGTCGAAACGGAATTACGTCTAAATATATGGTGTAGTGATAAAGGCAAGGACGAGCCATTTGGTAATTATGTAACTGACGGTGCAAGAGCCGGCAGAAAATACGGTGAAAGTAACAGAGGTGATATTGAAGCTCTCAAAAAAATTAACAACTTTGATTGGTTGAAGGAACAATTTAATGCTAGAAATTCATGAACTGCTAGATAGATATGAGTTGCTGTATCCAAACGACACAAATATATCAAATCTAAGGCGTGCCTATATAGATAAAGACCTTAATAGTATATTTCGTGTCACTAATGCAAATGAAGAACTACGTAAAGCAGTTGTAGAAAAAAATCTACACAGTTTGTTTCGTGTTATTGGAGATGTTACAGTAAAAGGCGAAGCTGATGATTTACGTAAAGCAATATTAGAAAATAATTTACACAGTATTTTTAGACTTGTTGATAATGTAGAATTAAGAAAGGCTGTAATAGGCGAAAATCTTTACAGCATATTTAGATTTATATACGACGAAGATGTTCGTAAACTTGTACTTGAAGATAACATTTGGAAACTGTTTGATATATTTGACAGATTTGTTCAAACTGACTTTACTCAAGCCTTTAAAAGAATTTTAGCAGATAGTATAGAGATAGATAATGATTGTTTTAGTAGAGGACAACTTAAAAGTAAAATATGGTTAGTAGACGAACTTCAAAAAATTAATAGATCACTAGGCACAGTATTTTTATGTGCTGGTTGGTACGGTACACTAGCAACTATGTTGTTTGAAAGTAATTTACATATATCAAAAATTAGAAGTTTTGACATAGATCCTAGTTGTGCCGACATAGCAGAAGTCTTTAATAAAAGTTGGTTAGTACAAGATGGGAAATTTAAAGCAACAACAAAAAATATATTTGATATAGATTATAAAAATTATAACTATCAAACAATAAACAAAGAAGGACAACTATCTAATATGTCTGATAGTCCTACTACAGTTATTAACACAAGTTGTGAACATATACCTAATTTTAGTGATTGGTATGAAAAATTACAAAGTGGCACCTTAGTTGTATTGCAGACAAATAATTACTTTGATATCGAAGAACATATTAATTGTAAATCTAGTCTTAAAGAGTTTTCGGATGAAACACCGATGAAGCAAGTTTTGTTTGAAGGTGTGTTAGACTTAGAAAAATATAAGAGGTTTATGAAAATTGGAATTAGATAAATTTACAGTCAGAGAACTTCAATTAGAAAGTGCAAGGGCATTAAGCACCATGCAAGCAACAAGTAATAATATTACACAATTTAACAAAGAAGCACATCATAATAGTCATAACTGGTACAAAGCAGTAATTCTCTGGTATGTTGCTCAATATGGTGATTTGCCTAGTAAAGTTGGCCCAGGAAAAGATGTAAAGTTAGTACACGATGTATAGATACGAAAACATTAAAGAAGTACATTTAGAAATTACACAACGTTGTCAAGCGGCCTGCCCTATGTGTGATAGAAATTGTAATGGCGGCACAGATAATCCTCACATAACAAATGCAGAGTTAAGTCTTGAAGATTGTAAACGTATTTTTAAACCAGACTTTATTAAACAACTTAACACAATGTATATGTGTGGCAACTTAGGCGATCCTATTGTTGCTAAAGATACACTAGAAGTGTTCAAATATTTTAGAGAGCACAACCCTAAAATGTGGTTGAGTATGAATACAAATGCAGGAGCAAAGGATGAAGCATGGTGGACTGAGCTTGCCCAAGTTTTTGGTAGAATGGGTGCTGTTATTTTTAGCGTGGATGGCCTTAGGGATACTAATCACCTATACAGGCAGAATGTTGTTTGGGATAATGTAGAACGAAGTGCTAAGGCATTTATTGCCGCCGGCGGTAGAGCTCGCTGGGATTTTATAGTTTTTGAACATAACGAACATCAAGTTGATCGTGCAGAAGAAATAGCGAACAGTATGGGTTTTGAAAAATTTGTAAGAAAAAAGACAGGCAGATTTTACAGCACTTCGCAACTTTCTGGAAAAGAAACGCACCAAGCAGTGAACAGAAAGGGAGAACAAACACAAAATTTAGCAAAACCTAAAGATACAAAAAATATTAATTTAGCTTTGCTTAAAGAAGAAGAAATAACTAACACATACGGCAGTATGCAAAAGTACTATGATACCTGTTCTGTAAAATGTAAAGTTGCTGAACAAGGTAGTATATTTGTAACAGCCGAAGGCTTGTTAATGCCTTGTTGTTGGACTGCCGGACGTATGTATAAATGGTGGCATCCTGATCCAAGGGTAGAACAGATTTGGGATCATATTGACTCAGCAGGCGGAAAGGAAGGTATAGATATTATAAACAATGATCTTGAACAAGTAATGCAAGGAACTTTACTGAAAGGAATACAAGACAGTTGGTCTATACAAGGAATACAAAATGGAAAGTTAGGTGTCTGTGCAATGAAGTGCGGAACTGAGTTTGATCCATATGCGGAACAATTTAAATGATAAACAAAATTGAATTAGAAATTACAAGTAACTGCAATGCGGCGTGTCCAGGATGTGCTAGAACACTTAATAGTGATAGGTTAAAAATTAATAGTTTTAACTTTCATGATATTGTAAGATTGTTTCCTACTGAAGCAGACATACGTGGCAAAGAATTTAAATTTTGCGGAGTTTTAGGTGATCCGGCTCTTAATGTAGAATGCGTCAAGATGGTGGATTATCTAGTGACCAACGGAGCGTATTGCGAACTTAGTACAAACGGTGGCTATCAAACTGCACAATGGTGGAAAAGTTTAGGTGCAATAGCAAATGATTATCCTGGCAGATTGCATATACATTTTTGTGTAGACGGACATAAAGAAACTAATCATATTTACAGAGTTAACACTAAATTTGATGTTATTGAAAGAAACATGCAAGCATTTTCGTCTGTTGCACCAAAAGAAAATGCGTCTTGGATATACATTGTTTTTGATCATAATGAACACGAATTAGAAATTGCAAAACAGCATGCCAAAGAATTAGGTTTTAAATTTGCTACTAGAACAGGTATGCGTAATAGTTATGACGATTGGGTAGCTACATTAAAAAGAAAACAAAATAAAAAAATTGTAGAAGAAAAGAAAACTATTACAACAACCGGCGAAAAAGAACACAGCAAAGTAAAAACAGTAAAAGAATTAGACAAGTTTATTGAAGAATATCAAAACACTAAAGTAGATGAATCTAAGATAAAAGAAATTACTGATAGTATTGTTTGTAAGTACATTCACGAAGGAGAAATATTTATTGCCAGCGATTTAACTATGTGGCCTTGTTGTTTTCTCTGGGATAGTGCTTTTAAAAATAAAGAAGGTATATTAGACAAACTTTCTAACTTCGATCCTAACTGGAATAGTTTGAAAGTTCATTCTATACAAGAAGTTATGAAGCATCCGTGGTATCAAAAATTACTAAAAGCAAGTTGGCATCCATATCACGGTATGCATTTGCCTAGATGCATAAAAACTTGTGCAAAAAACAAAGCATATCATAACGAAATAAACTACGTAGTTAATTAGGTAAGTATAAGTATGACTAAAAAAGTATCCGACACTTGGTGTATTTTACCTTGGGTTCATCTATCAACTAGACCAGACGGAAGTATGCGTGTTTGTTGCACTGCTAATGCAAGCAGTGTAGGACCTACTAATGATAAAAAACATGGCGGACAAGTAGGAATATTAAAAACTGATGACGGCAAACCTAATAATCTTAATGTAAGCGATTTTGAAACAGCCTGGAATAGTACTTACATGAAAAATGTAAGACTACAAATGCTCAATGGAGAAATGCCTCCCAGTTGCATGAAATGTTACAAAGAAGAAGCGGCAGGACATAATAGTAAGCGTATGTGGGAGACCGCTTATTGGAGCGAGCGTGTTGATGTAGATAACCTAATTGCAAGCACAGCTGAAGATGGCAGCGTTCCTCCGCAACTTGCATATATTGATTTGCGTTTTGGTACCAAGTGCCAACTTGCGTGTGTAATGTGTAGCCCGCATGATAGTTCAGGTTGGATCAAAGATTGGAAAGCAATATTTCCTGCTGTTGAAAATGCTAGTCTAAAAGAAACCATGCAATGGAAAGACAAAGGAAGCTATAACGGTAGTAGTTACAATTGGCACAAACAAAATCCTACGTTTTGGAAACAGTTTTATGAACAAATGCCTAACATGCAACAAATATATTTTGCAGGCGGCGAAAGTCTTATTATTGAAGAACACTACGAAATACTTGAAGAAGCAATACGTCAGGGTATTGCAAAAGATCTAGAACTGCGTTATAATAGTAATGGAGTCGAATGGCGTGAAGATTTGTTTGATCTATGGAAAGAATTTAAATTAGTACGTTTCCATTATAGTGTAGACAGCATACACGAAATGAATAGTTATATTCGTTACCCTAGTAA